ATGGTTGAATGTGAATTCAAATGAGTCCGTTCGACTATGCCGATTACATCCTGAGAAAGAAGGTGCCGGATGGTGAATTGGACTTCAAAGATTATGCACCTTTCCTAATCAATAGGTCTTTGTCCAACCACTTAGATTGTGTCTTGTATGCCAATGACATGAATATGTGGCCAGGAATCGACAAGGACATGCAATACCAGTATCTTCTAAATAGTATCAGGCCTATGAAACGAAAGTTCGTTCCATGGCAAAAGGCCGATTCTGAGAAGGATATTGAGTGTGTGAAGACCTATTTTGGGTATTCAAACTCCAAGGCTAAAGAAGCCCTACGTATCCTCACCGATGAACAAATCGCTGATATAAAAACAAAAATAGATACAGGCGGAGTGAAGAATAATGATAGACATTAAAGACTTAGTTGAAGTGACATTGGATGACAAAGATGATTTTCTAAAGGTACGTGAGACACTGACCCGTATTGGTGTTGCTTCCAAAAAAGACCAGACATTATACCAATCTTGCCATATTCTCCACAAGCGTGGACAATACTATGTGGTACACTTTAAAGAATTATTTGCCTTAGATGGCAAACCAACCGACCTTACTGAAAACGACCTGTCACGTAGGAATGCTATTGCAAACCTATTGGAAGATTGGGGTTTAATAAAGTTGGTCAACAAAAAACAAACCGAGGTGCCACCACCAATTTTCCTATCACAGATTAAAATTCTGTCGCATAAGGAAAAGAATGAGTGGCAATTAGTTACCAAATATAACATTGGTAAAAAACCGAACGGTTCTCAATAACTAGTATAAATATTAATGTAATAGGTGCTCCACCTACCTTAGGAGCGTTTTAAAGCGGTCACAACGATAGGGTGACACTGGATCCCGTAACCAGTACCTTAACCGATACGCCTTCGGGGTATCAATTTTTCAATCTTGCTTTTAGGAGAAAACTATGACAAATCTTATGAAAGATTTTTTCGCTGCCGATTTTGGCCGTATTCAACCGTTCACAGTAGGTTTTGGTGACACATTAGAACTTATGCGTGAAGCAGCAACGATAGCTGCTAAATCCGTATCGTATCCTCCATACAACATCAAACAAGTAACAGAAAACAAGTACGTTATTGAAATGGCTGTTGCTGGTTTTTCCAAGTCTGATATTGAAATGACTTTAGAAGGAAATAAACTCGTAATCAAATCTGCAGCAAAAGATGAAGATAACGGTGATTACCTATATCGAGGTATCGCCAATCGTGCATTTGAACGTGCCTTTACTCTTGCAGATAAAGTGGAAATCAAAGATGCAGAAATGATTAATGGTATGTTAAAAGTTTGGCTAGAAAACATGGTCAAAACACAAGACGCAATTAAAAAAATTACCATCAAGGAAAAAGAAGATAAATGATTAAACTAATTACCAACTTTTTCAAACGAATAAGTGGTGATTATGGTAGTCAACTCGAATCATATATTACCTCTAGAAATCCTCAGAATGAAAGTGACGTAGAACGTTACACCCGTGAATACCATGACCGTATTGTTCAAAACAGATACTACTAATTGGTAATTAAAAAGAGGTTGCTTGACAACCTCTTTCTTTTGATATATAATGGACTCATTATGAAAACTGAAAAACCATTTATTAAAAAAGTGCGTGTAAAAACCTCACTGGAGAATTACTACGTCTGTTCACCAGAAATCAAGGAAATTGATGGTGTACAATTTGTTTATGTAATCAAAAACATTGGTATTAGGGAAACACCTAAATTGATGCGGAAAGAATCATTAGAACACATCAAATAAGGGCCGATAGCTTAATGGTAAAGCAGTGAACTCATAATTCATTGAGTCTAGGTTCAATTCCTAGTCGGCCCACCATTTTAAAATAATATGAAACAAAAATTTCGTGATGCATATATGAATGTGGCTGAGACATTCGCAGGCCTGTCCTCAGCACAAAGACTTCATGTTGGTGCCATTGTAGTCAAAGATGACAGAATTATTTCAATTGGTTACAATGGCATGCCTTCTGGTTGGGATAATAATTGTGAAGATAAAATCTATTGCGATGATGGTGATTGGAAAGAACAACACGTAAATAAAGAATCCAATATTTGGAAAAATTACAAATTAGTGACTAAACCAGAGGTTCTTCATGCTGAAACAAATGCGATTGCCAAGTTGGCTAAATCTACCGAATCTGGTATGGGTGCTACTATGTTTATTACTCACGCTCCATGTTTGGATTGCGCCAAACTTATATACCAAAGTGGTATTAATCACGTTCTATACCGGAACTCTTATCGGAGTGATGATGGTATTACGTTTCTTGAAAAAGCCAAAGTAAAAGTGGAAAAAATCTAATCATCTAAATAACTAAGGGTAATGGTGCCCTTAGGAGACCAGGATGATTATTCGTGTGGTTAACTGTCCCGACAAAGATTTTAAGCCCTTTGTTGAAAGAGCTGCTCAATTCTTCGCCAAAGAATTGATACCTAATACACGAATAAGAAATAATTGTAAAACCGAAATTAAATTTTGTTCAAAAATAACTGAATATGGTTTTGCAAGTATTGATGATTATAACACAAGAAAACAACCTCGTAAATTCTTAATAGAAATACATCCCCATATTGGTTCTAGAAGGATACTGGAAACATTGGCTCACGAAATGGTTCATGTAAAACAATATATTGATGGTGAAACCAATGATGATTTGACTAGATGGAGAGGTAAAAGAATTGATCCAGATAAAGTTGATTATTGGGTTCAACCGTGGGAAATAGATGCTTATGGACGTGAACCAGGATTACTTACAAAGTTCGCTATATCGGAACATTTGTGGGAATTATTTACGGATTTTATTGATCCTTCTGGTCCAATAAATTATAATCCAATTGCATGGAAAAAATAATTTTAAAAAACCGCTTGCCAAGGTTCAAAAGTTCCTATATAATAACACTATGACAAATTTTAAACACAAACCCTTTACGCTACAGTCCGAGTATCGCACAATTAATTGTGGTGATAGCTCATGGGCGCCGACCGGGTTTTGTGTAAAGAGAGAGAACTAAAACTAAAGTTTTAAAAAAGACTCCAAACACAAGACCCTAGACCTAAAAAATCTAGGGTTTTTTTGTTTGTTGTTTCAATACTACAGTGTAGTTGCCTGACCATCGTGTTTGGTATATAATACACACTTGTTCTTTAAAAATTTGTTGTAGTTTATTGGGGTATAGCATAGTGGTAGTGCTGCGGACTTTGAATCCGTAGGTCCTTGTTCGATTCAAGGTACCCCAGCCATATAAAAACACACTCAGACCATGCGCGCTGGTCCGTTGGATACAGCCTTGTACTACGGGGTGGCAGGTTCGATTCCTGAGAGTGTGTTTCTATATGGAGGGTTATCGGGGCTGGGCCCTGCACTGTCTTGAAAACAGATGGATCGCGGAAGCGGTTGGAGTTCGATTCTACCATCCCTCTTCCAAATTTTAGGAGTTTTTATGAATGAAGATTTAGTGTATCGTTTAAGAAAACGTGCTGAAATTCGTCGGCAGATTTCAACAAGAAAGTCAGTGCAAGAAAATGCACCAGATAGAATTGCTGATTTGTTAGAAGAAGCAGCAAATAGAATTGAACAATTGGAAGGCGGGCAGGATGGTAATGCAGCGGATTGCTAATCCGTAGGCTTACGAAAGTAGGTCATAGGGTTCGATTCCCTAGTCTTCCACCAAGATTGTGTAGGTGTGACCCGAAAGGCTAGGGAACAGATTGCAAATCTGTTTGATGCAGGTTCGACTCCTGTCACCTACTCCATAATACGAAAGTATTAGTTGTTGAAACACAACAGTGCTGGTTGACAAAAGATGTGGCTGTGTTATACTTTATCTATGAATTGAGAAATCAATCAAACGTTCTTTAAAAATTTGTTGTAGTTATTTGCACGATTCGTCTATCGGTTAGGACGCTGCCCTTTCAAGGCGGAAAGACGAGTTCGATTCTCGTATCGTGTACCATATTGAAGCGCATTAGAACATGCCCC